TGACCAAGAAGGACAAATCCACTTGTAAGTATCAGGATCGTCAGGAGGAGACCAATCAAAAGATGCGTTGTCGTCAGCGCGAGCATCTAAGAATGTCTCAATAGTGTCGGCTTGCGCTTCAGTGATATTTCTCCACTCCAAAGACCACTGCTTCGGATTTTGATTTAAACCAAAACTCAGTCGAGCTTGATATCCATCGCCGAATTGAACTGTACGAACAACAGGCTCGCTGCGCTTTTGCGCTCCGTAAGAAGGATCAATAGAAGGAAATACAGCCATTAGCGTGAGAGTAAGCCTCCAGGTCGTTTCTGCTTCACTAGTTCCTGTTGTACTGCAATCCCAATAGCTTTGCCAAGTTGCGCGGCTTGGTTGCCGTCACCCTCAACAGAAGAACCAGCAGCATCAACATTCACGACTACATCTCCTACTCCGCTGCCAGATGCTTCGACGCCGAGCTTGCCGTTAGCTCCACGACGTAAAGGCATGATCGCTTCAGTCCCGGCCTCGCCCATTAGGCCGTAACTGCCGACGCCACCCTGTTTGTATTGGAACAGCGTAGGTTTTGTAACTAGCCCGCCCTTGGCATAAGGAACGATTCCGTTTTTTGCGACAGCAAGGCCGTTTGCTGCCATAGCGCCAACACCGCCAGGGATTGTTGTAGGAGGAGTCATGCTTTTGGTTACAGCACCATTTGCTGCGGTAAGACCCAAGAAGTTACCTACGCCAGGGATCATGGAGAGAGTTTTAAACAACGCTGCTCTTGCAAAGATTTTTGCCAGGTCTCTCAAGATTGAAGCCGTAAAATCAGCAAAATTTGCCTTACCAGTCGTCACAAAATCAGCAAAAGCATCTCCAAAACTGTCAACCGCCTGAACTGCAAACTCACCTAAAGCAGTCTTCAGGTCCATTGCAGACTCAAATAATTCCTTTAAGCCCTTCTTGAACTGACCTAAAGGACTTGCTGCTTCTTCAAGCGCAGCTTTTACTCTTTCAAGCTGCTCTGGAAACAGCTTAGTAAGCTCAAAAGCCTGATTCCTAATTTCCTGCTGGTCAAATTCTTCCTGAGTAATCTCTCCTGTTATTAATTTAATTTCGCTCAAAGCAACTGCCTTTTCTTGTTCTTTGATAAGTCTTTGCTCTGCTTCCTTTCTATTGCGCTCTTCTAACGCAAAGATGTCGTTAGCAGTTTTGACGTTGATTTTATTGACTTCTACTCTTTGCCTTTGGGGAAGCAATGATTTAGCTGCTTCTAGTGCAATTTTTTGTTGCGCCAATATGTCTTCTTTAGTTATCTGAACACCTTTTTGCCTTAAATTATTGGCAGCAATTAATGCGTCTGCTTTTGCCTTAGATATGTCCTTCGGTCCTGTGCCGCCTCCTGTGCCGCCTGTACCGTCAGGATTTAAGGGGTCAAATACAGTCTTCTTTGCCTTCACTGCGAAGTCAGAAGGGTCAACCTTGAGACCCGCTTCAAGTTGTTTTAGTCGTCCAGGTCTGAGAAGCTTTTCTCTTGTTACGTCTAAATCAGTCTTTTGACCAGCTAACTGGAGAAGGGCTTGTGGTATAAGTCTCCTTAGTCCTGTAGCCGTGCTGTTATCTGGCTTTTGATCTTCCGCAATTTGCGCTCGCAGCCCAACAGCTTCTTTTCTCATTTCCGCTTGACTTTCTTCTACCTGCTTTTTGGTCATGCCCTTAAATTGAGCAGCTGGATCTTTTATTCCCTGATTAATTGCATCAACCTTTTGGTTGAATTCGGCTAGGTCTCCAAATCCTTTAGTTATGAAATTAATGCCTACTGTTACCACCCCAAGCGCAGCTAGGCCGGTCAATGCATTCTTTAGAAGTGTTACCTTGCCAGCGGAAGTCTGAGCTACATCTCCTGTAATTTTCGCTTTAGTTCCTGCAGCAACAACTCCAGCAAATGAAGTTTGAATTCCAGCTAAACCTTTAATTGCTAGATGCGCTAATCCAATTTTTAAAGCTAGATCGGCGAAAAATCCAACCACCTCTTTGTTGTCACCAACAAATTTAGCTAAAGCAAGAAGCCCTAACACAAGCTTGCCAAGTTCTTTCACTACAGAAATAATCTCATCTTTAAATTCAACAAGCACTTCTCCAGCAAAATCTTGAATTTGAGCGCCAATAGGCTGGATAGCAGTTCCTAGTTCAAGCCTGAAAGCATCTACAAGAATGTTTAGTCGAGCCCCAGCTGACGCAGAACTCCCAGCAATCTTCTTAGCAAGATCTTCAAACTCAAGCCCTGTATCAGAAGCAAAAATCATTAATTCGTTCAGACCAACAGTACCCGCCTTCAGCTCCTTCTGAAGTTTTTGCATTGCTTCAGGGCCTGTCCCAAATGCAGCCTTAGCAAAGCGGACTACTGCGCCTGGTAAACGCTCACCGAGCTGCCCAGAAAGTTCTTCTGCGCTGACCTTTCCTTTGGAGAATACCTGCACCATCGCAGTGATTGCAGATCTCACATCATCTGCACTTCCTCCAGTAGCTATAACGGCAGAGCTGATCCCTCTAAAGACAATCTCAACATCTGTCAGGTTGCCCCCAGCACCTATTACAGCAGCGGAAAGCCTAGTTATGCCAGTGATTGAGTCAATAGCAGAAATATTAAAATCCTTTGTAGCTGAATTTGCCGCTGCGATTGCTTGATTAAATTCAGACTCGCTGCTTACAACTCCCCTCAGTCCAATTTCTAGCTTTTGGATTTGTGCCGAATAGTCAGCTGCAGCTCCAATAGCCTTTCTAATACCAGCAGCCTGAGCACCTATTGCAGCACCTGCAAATGCACCTTGAACCCCTCCAAGACCAGCGCCTGCCAGTCCACCCAGTGCGCCTTCAGGGCCACCAAAAATTCCGCCAGAGATAACTGCACCAGCTACCTGTGTCGCCTGACGGGCTCCTCCACCTCCACTTCTACCTTGAGCTTTGTTTAACTGTCTCTCATATTTTGCAATGTCAGCAGTTAGCTCTTTGAACTCCTTGCTATTAATATCTGCTTCTCTTCTTAATGCTCTTAAGGCAGTAACTTGCCCTTCAATTGTGCTAATGCTTCTATTGCCTTGCTTGGCGAAATCATTTATCGATCTTCTTACTTTTTCGACTGAAGGGCCCGTCTGACCTGCTATTACTTTTAAATTTTTTATCGAATTACCAATCTTGTCAATTATCTGCTGAGAGCCTGATCCCGCCTTGAAATCAAGCTTGATGGAAAGAGTGTCAATTGCCTTTGCCATCAGAGCTTTTCCTGAGTTCCTTTAGGGCTGCCGCCTCCATTATCTGAAGGCGCTCGAGCATGTCTCTACGATCCTCCACATTGTAGAGGCCAAACAAGCCATCGGAACCTAGCAGTACCTCGTATTTCAATCCGACATATCCACTCATTGAAACCTGCCACTGGGTCTGCAGTCGCAGAAACATAATGACTGCATCCCAGTTCTCTTCCCAAACCTCAAAATCCGTGGACTCCTTTGGCTTTGGCTTTGTCAGAGTTACTCCAAAAACAGCTGCATCATCATTGGTCTTGTCCTCGACTTCCACGCCGCCGGACGCCCAATAAATCGCAGCCTCTCTTAGTTTCCCGCTTCCGCCCCCTCATAGGTTTTGGTATAAGCCGCAAGGACAGCTTTCACCCAGTCGACATCATCAGCAAATTCTTCAAGCTCCTTTCCTGAAAAAGGCACTTCTTTCCCTTCTTCATCTTGGATGCCTTCCCACCCAGTCATTACTTTCTTCAGCAACGGCAACCCTGACTCTTCTCCGAGAGACTCAAGCTCAGAAAGCTTTACTCGCTTGAATACAGCTGTAAATTCAAATTTGTCAAACTCCCCCGGACGATCCTCGCTGGGTTCTGTTACTTGTACTGGCCACTTGAAGGTTTTAACCTTTTTACGTACAAAAGCCATTGGGTAAGTGCATAAGCAGAATTAGCTTACACAAAAAAAGGGAGCCCGAAAAGGCTCCCTAAAACACAACAACCAATTAATCAGGTGTAGATCAGATCAAACTCAGCATTGGCTGCGGAGTCAGGCACGCAGGTGTAAGGAATCTCCAGCATCGCGATGCCGTCTTGGTCGCCGTAAGAAACATCGCCAATGTCCACCTTGGAAGAGGTGAATTGAACAATGTTTCCTGCAGTGGAACCGTGAGTGAACTGAAGGTTGCCTAGTGCTGCATCGTCATCAACCGCAGAGGCAAAGAAGTCCTTGGTCCCCATAAGAACAGCCTCAATCGAAACTGAACCGGACACAGCACGATCCGTAATCAACACTTCTTTAGACCCGCCTACCAGCTCGCGGTAAACCAGTGAAGTTCCCAAGTCCATGGAAAGGGACTGCAATGCTCCGGCATAAGAAAGCAGAGCAAAGCTGCTTGTGTTGCCATTCTTGAAGATCAAAGGATCGTCTTGATTGGCATAGCTCGGAGTTGGCAGCGCCTCGTCATCTGGAGGGTTGTAGATGCCAGTAAACGCAAAGTCCAAGGAAGGAATCTCTCCAACATTGGCGTTCAAGGTCAAGTTGCCGCGACAACCAGTCACCTTGTGGCGAACGCCATCGATGTTGTAGTGAATGGTGACGCTGTTGAAGCCACTGGACTCTGGCTCGTACTTGACTGACGTGTTAGCAGTAACGGT